CGTGATTTTCTTCTTGGAGGAGAATGTTAATGGGTAAAAGTTTAAACGCTTCTTTAAACACCCCAAATACCCTATCAAATCTTAGGCAGGGCAGCTTTTTATATCCAGGTGGTAAAAGGGTTCAACTGAAGATAGCGTTTTGTCCTGGAGCGATTTTGCAAGGAATAAAGGAAGCAGAATGAGTAAAGTAAATTTTAAGAAGGAAGCCCTGGATGCAATTGTTTCTAATATAGAGAAACGATTTGTTGCTGTAGGTTTTCAGCTCGAAACTGATATCAAACGTTCGATGACGACCGGGACTGGTAGGACGTATGTAAAAGGTAAAAATAGAAACATTATCCACATAGCATCTGCTCCTGGTATGCCTCCTGCTGTTGATACAGGCAGATTAAGGGCAAGTATCAGTACAAATTGGTCGAATAGTGGGATGGAAAGAGGTCATGTTGATGGAAAGGCAGAAGCAGAAGATGGAGTAGGAATGCCAAAAGATCCATTACGTTTTCATGTATATGTTGGCACGAATGTGCTCTACGCGCCTCTATTGGAGTGGGGAACTCGTAGAATGTCAGCAAGACCATTTGTGAGACCTGCTTTCGACCGGATCAAGGGCAAAGTAGCTCAAATGATAAAGAGTGCTGGGTTACGGAGAAGTGAATAAAATATGCGCAATTTGACGACAGCTTTAATGACCTATTTTAATAAAACCGAGGGTGGAGTCCATAATTCATTCTGGATTTCGATTACCGGAAAATTAAGGAAGGAAAAAGCAGAGCAAACCGATACTCTTCCTTATGCTGTTTACCATATTATTAGTGATGTGCCAAGTTGGACTTTTTCAAGCGATTTTGAGGATGTGCGCATCCAATTTGACCTTTATTCTCAGTTAGAATCTTCTTCTCAGATTGAAGATATGTATACAAACTTGAAGGCATTATTTGATTGGTGCTCATTGACTGTGACAGGAAGTACACATTTATATATGAGGAGAGAATCAGCAAGGTTAACAAAGGATCCAGAAGACTCAGTGTGGCATTATTCGGTGGACTACACAACCAAATTGGAACTGAATTGAAATGGATAAACTCGATATAAATATCAGACTTTTATGGGTCGGCGATATTAATGAGAATAAATATTTAATAAAATCAAAGACTTAGGAGGTAAAAGTCATGGGAGTGAAGATCGGCAGATTTGCGAAGGTCGTCCTTAATTTGGACGGATTGGGGGATCATACCGTAGCAGAGATAGGGTCATATACGATCTCTGGTATGACGGTAGATCCAATTGAAATAACAGCATTTGGGGATGATGCAAAAGATTTTATTCCTGGTATGGTGGATCCTGGAACCATTGAGTTGTCTGGTTTCTATGATCCTACTGATACTGAAGGACAGGCTGCTCTTCAGACTGCTTGTGATGATGGGACAGAACTTACGGCAGGCAAAATCAAGTTTTTCCTTGATGGCAGTACGTATTTGACTCCAAAGGGAACTGGGTGCATTATCATTACAAAGAGCAACACTATTGCGACGGATAAAGCAGGTGCCGGCACGGTATCTTTCTCTGGAAAGATTAGCGGCAATGTTCTTGAACAGCTTAATGTTTAATGAAATTAAAGACTTAGGAGGTAAATGATATGGGAGTCAAGGTCGGAAAATTCGCCAAAGTGGTCATAGATGGAGCCACCGTATTGGAGATGGGCTCATATACTATTGGAGGATTCAATAGGGATACACTTGAGTATACTTCGTTTGGTAGCACAATCAAAAAGTTTCTTGCAGGTCATGTTGATGGAGGTGACATTTCCTTTAGTGGATTTTATGACACCACCGACACTACTGGGCAGAGAGTTTTGGAGAATGCTGCTGAGACAGGGAGGATTCTTGCTCCTGGAGACCTTAAAGTGTATGTGGATGCCAGTTACTACTTTACCGTAGCTTCTGGAGGGACGATGTTTGTCACTAAGGCAAAAAGCGTTGGAATGGATAAGGCTGGGATTGCCACTACTGATTTTACAGTAAAAGTTGCAGGAGCTGCACTTGAATTGTTGCCACCTGCATCGTTATCAGTTTCGGCTTCTCCGTCTACTTCTCCATCGGCTTCTCCGTCTAAGTCGTCATCAGTGTCGCCATCAGCTTCACCGAGTGCGTAGAATATGGAAATATTGGGAGAGTTTTTATTATTTGAAATTGAAAGGAGAGAATTATGAGCGAAGTAACAGAAGTTTCGTCTAAAGGCAGCGTGTTCTGTATGGATGACCTGAATCCAGGCCAACCCTTCGAAATGGAAGGTGGTGGTGTAGTTTATCTTCGTGTTTGCGCAGGAGATGATCTTCGGGATATCCGCAAGAAAACAATCAAGAAACAGAAAGAGTACAAGAAGATAGATGGCAATCTCCAGCGTCTGACTTTTGAAGAGGTTGATGATGATCTTCAGAGCCAGATGATCTGGGATTTCTGCATTGTCAAATGGGAAAACTTTTTTGATGCAGCAGGCAGCCCTATTCCTTGTACCACTGAGAACAAACTTAAGCTGATGGGCCGATCATTGGTCTTCAGTAAGTTTGTTGGTGAATGTCTCACGACTATCAGGGGCACTTTGGAAGCAGAGGAAGAAGCAGTCGAAAAAAACTGATTTCCTACATCCGGTGGATAGACACTAAACCCGATTGTACCGCATGTAGGAAGATATGGGAGAATAAAGATGATGAATCTCCGTGTCGGGCGTGTGCAGTTATTCTTGAGGACAGCAACGTAGATGTCGTAAAAGTCTTTCTGGCTGTACGGCATCACGTTGTGATCCATGAAGTTGATAAAGATCACTCATACGTTGATCTTGATATCAAGGCTGTAAAGGATACGATGGATATTTATGGAGTAGTAAACCAAGAAAAGTGCTATGAAAGAGTACGTGGATTATTTTTCAACTTAGGTAAGGAGCCTACAGACTGATGGCTGACGGAACCGTTCTCATTGACATGTTGCTGGATAGTTCCCAGTATGATAAGGGTTTAAAAAATGCAGAGAGAGCAATACAATCAACTGAAATAACTGCGAAACAGGCAGTTGCAGGTATTGCTTCTGCATTTACAAGAATGGCAGGAATAGTGGGAGTTGCCTTAGGCACGGCAGCATTGGTCAGTTATGCTAAAGAATCAATAATGCTTGCTGCTCGAATTGAGACTTTAGGTATTGTTATTAACGAAGTTGGTAAAAATGCTGGTTATACCACGAGGGAAATGGACTATTATGTTGAATCAGTAAAGAAAAATGGTATTACAACTTCCGCTGCAATGGATTCAATCACTAAAATGGCACAAGCACAGTTGGATCTATCTCAAGCATCAAAATTAGCAAGGATATCCCAGGATGCGGCTGTTATTGGAAATACAAATTCTTCTGAGGCATTTCAAAGGATGATTTGGGGCATAAAAACAGGCCAAACTGAAATCCTGAGAACAATGGGATTAAATGTCAATTTTGAACAGTCTTATGCTAAGTTAGCGACTCAATTACATAAAAATGCTGCTGCATTGAATGAAGGAGAGAAAACTCAAGCAAGAATGAATGAAGTGGTTGAATATGGTGTTCGAATTCAAGGGGTTTACGAAGCATCTCTGGGGGCCGCTGGTAAACAGATACAGTCAATGAAAAGGTATGTAGAAGAACTTCAATTGGGATTTGGCCAACTGTTCGGGGCAGCATTAAAGCAAGGGGTGTTTGACACATCAGATCTGTTAAAAGACATGAATAAACAGATGGATGAAATGAAATCATCTGGTGTATGGGAAGAATGGGGACGAGTGGTATCCGGTCCGCTTAGAATAGGTCTTGGGGCAATAGAAAATATTCTAAAATCCATCTGGAATATAATTCAGCCCTTTGCTCCATTATTTGCAGGATTAGCTCCCTTGATAGGAGTGATTGGATATGGATTAGGGGGGATACTTGCAATTGCAGTTCCAATAAGCAAAGCTATTGCTAATACTGTTTTATTTGCGGCGGATCTATTAGCTTTATTGGCGTCAGGTGTCACAATGATTGGCCAATTAGCTACTGGCCAAATAGCAGCAGCCAAGGAGACTTGGAACGCTGTTAAAGGAATTTATGCAACGGCAAAAGAGAGAGCATCAGAAACAGTTGGTTTGATGACAGCAGGGGTTTCCGATGCTATCATGGGATATCAAAAAGAAGTAGATGCAGCTACGGCAGCAAGTAAAAAAAGAACTGCGACAGAGCAAGCTGAATATGAAACAAGAAGTAAAAGGGCCGAGTATTATAATGCAAATAAAACAAAGAATGAAATTGAAGCAAGAGCAAAAGCAGACGATATAAGCAAAAATGCTATGGCGAAAAGTAATGCTTTAGCAGCAGATAGTCTTGTTATCCAAAAATCAAATTTAAGCACAGGAGTAACTTATTTACAGCAATCAAACAATGAAATTCTTGCTATTTATAAAAGAAATCATTCAATGATTTTAGCAGATATGAAGAATGAGAAAGCTGAAGAAAAAGAAATAATCAGTGCAACGCGAGAATTTGCCTTGTCAGAAGCGATCGTTGAAAGACAACAGCTAATAAATCAGGCAGATTTAGTTTATCAGAATACAAAGAAAATAGCTTCTGCGGAAATTGCTGAAAAAGCAAGGCAACAAGGAGCTGTTAAATATGATCCAGAGATGCAAGCAGCAGAAATGAAAATGAAAATGAACGACGCTGCAAACAAGAAAAAAGAAGCTTATTCTGCAGCAGAAATGAAGTTCAGAGAAGCAAATGCAACAGCAGAAGCAAGAGCAATTTCCGATGAAATGACTCTAAGAGAAACTCAAAGAAAAGAATCAATGTCTTTGATGTATAGTTACTATTCTGAGATAGATAAGTACTCAGAAGAATCCTTTAACCATCAATTGAAAATCTGGGAAGAAGAAGGAGCAAGACAAGCAACTATAACAAACAATCTGATTACTCAGGAAATGTATATTGCTGAACAGAAGAAGAAATACACGGTAGAAAAGGCAGGATACGAGCAAGGATTAACAGATGCCCAAACTCAAAATCAACTTGCTCTTCTTGATTTAGAAGAAGCTGCAGGCAGGATACATAGAACCACTTTTGAAGAAAGGATTAAATTAACGGAAGATTTGATATTGAGTAAGCAAAATTTACTTAATACAATGATTATAGAAGGTAAATCCCAAGCGGATCAGTTGGCCATGGCAGCGGCTTTGTTATCTCTTCAAAAACAATTAGCTGATATTAAAACACAGGTTCGAGAAGACCCACTGAATATATTGAATGAGCAGGTTTCATTATATGATACAATTGAAGGATATGAAAAAGAAGCTTTCAATTTGAAAATAAAGAGGATCGAAGAAATAGCCAAGAAACAGAAATTGTTATTTAAACTTCCGGAACAACAAGCTGCAATAGACAAGAAAGCAATTCAAGATACAGGTAAATTGAGACAAATAGAATTTGATAGAAATGCAGAAATGATAAGTAGCACTTTTGGGCAATGGTCCAATGCGCTTGAAAATATTAGTAATCTTTATGAAAAGGGTTCATCACAACAGAAAATGTATAGTCAAGCTGCACAGGCTTTTGCATTGGTTCAACAAGGCATAAACACGGCAAGTGCAGTTATAAAAGGTGTTGAGGCCGTTATTAACGCAATGTCTAACGGAGATCCATACACCGCCGTGCTGAGGGCAGCTGCTGTCGCTGCGGTGGTTGCTGGATATTTAGCGAAGATTGGCACAACATTTGGGACTGTTTCAGGGTCTGGTGTTCCAGCTCCGACAGCAGCTTACAGCCAAAACACCACGGTTCTTGGCGGTATTAATGACCAAAGTTCGGAATCTATCTCTAAATCATGGGAACTCCTCCAAGACACCTACGATATGGAGGACACAAAACTTACTAATATTTATAACGAGATGAAAAATCTCAACCAAAACATCACGGGAGTGGTGAAAGCCGTAGTTTTGGGAGATATCGGGAATTTGACAGCGGGCCAGTTGGCAGCGGCAACTCCAGGATGGAAGGCCTTTGACGAGAAGTATTACGGGAAAATCATAGCGGAATTAGATCAGAAATTGATGGATGCTATAGATAATATCCCGATTATAGGAGGCATTCTTGGGGATGTAATTAATTTTCTCGTGGGAGGAAGTGGTGGATCGAAAAGTTTAAGTGCATCAGGTATTAGTGTTAAAGGCGGGTCGGTAAATGCTTATGATGTCGTGCATACCGCCGGGGTTAATTCCTCTTGGGGATTTGGCGGCAGAGATCCTTATGATACTCGTACTGATCGAGCGGTCAGTGATTCACTGACTACATTCTTTTATGGGCCGAATGGCTTGTCCGCAATAACATCCAAGATGTTTTATGATGTTGCGGAAGGCCTTGGAAAGAACGGGGCTGACGCATCGAGGGTAATCACAGACGCCTTCCTTAGTTTGGGCGACATTAACCTTATGGGGGCTGATACCTCAGATAAAATAGAAGCTAAAATAAGGGAGGCGTTATCCAAACTTGAGGATATGGCCTCTCGAAGCATCTTTGGTGATGATTTTATCAATAAGTACATCAAAACAAATGAGGCGGCAGCGGAAACAGTTTTTCGGCTTTACATCGACCTCCAGAGTGTAACCGAAATTCTTGGGAGGACTGGCGAATCAATAATCTCCGTGTCAGTTGATTTGTCTGAATCTTTAATTGAGATTGCCGGCGGCCTCGACAAACTTCAAGAAGCGGCTGATATGTATTATGATAAGTTCTTTTCTGATGCAGAAAAACAAGTACGCTTGCAAGGCATTCTTACTGAAACAATGGCAGCATCAAATCTTCCTTTGATGTCAACTCGTGCTGGGTATAAGGCGGTAGTTGAAGAAGTTCAAAAAGCTATGCTTGCAGGTTCAGAATGGGCAAAGAATACATACGTAAAAATGCTCCAAATGTCCGAATACGCTGACCAATATTATTCAGTACTTGAAGACGCCTCCAGCAGTTATCAAGAAGCAGAATTGCAGTTAATGGAATTGCAAGGCAAGGCTACAGAAGCATTAGCGATTAGAAGGCAAAAAGAACTTGATGTAATGGATGAATCATTAAAAACAATTACACGAATGATTTGGCTACAGCAAGATCTGAATGATTTGAATGAACGCTCAAAAGCAATATCTGAATGGATGTCCAGTATGAATCGGTCGGCATTGGCCCCTGCTAATTCAATGGAGGCCATGCAGACTGAATATGGACGTTTAAAGGGTATTGCTGCAGGTCCGGGGGCAACTTCTACTGATACGTCAAACTTCCTCAATTTTGCTCAAGAGTATCTCACCTACATGAAAAATTATGGAGGAGATTATAAGGCAATTTATGAGGGAGTAATGGAAGACGCCAGTACTTTGAAAACTGGTATAGATACGCAGATTGATCTCGCACAAAAGCAATTGGATGCATTAGATTTAATCAAAATTAGTACAGCTGCTATGGCAGCTATCTCGGCATCAGCCGCGACATCAGCATCCGCAGCAGCGGCAGCAGCTCTTAAACAGGAACAAGCAACTCAGGCTCAGATAGCTGCAGATAAAGCTACAAGTGATGCTGCTGCAAATCAGAAACTCATTGACGCAAATGCAGCAGCCGCAATTGCCGCTACAGTCGCCGCGCAACCAGTAGTGAGCGCAGGTTACTGGTCTAGTAATAGTGACAGTCCGCAATGGGTAGGTGTAGGAACTCCTGATTGGAGCACCTACCCTTATACTTACGGTGCTATGGGGTACACTGTTTCAATGGGGAATATTCTTCCATTCAAAAATGGTGGCATTTATGATAGTCCCCATATTTTTCCTCTTGCTAATGGAGGAACTGGCATGATGGGTGAAGCTGGTCCAGAAGCAATTATGCCATTAAAGAGAGGGGCAGATGGCAAGTTGGGAGTTGCTTCCAGCAGGGGATCAAACGTGCAAGGTGGCGAAGAAATCCATATCCATATCCATAACGAAACGGATGGCAGAGAAATGTCTGAGATCGTGGCAAAGTATATTCCACGTAGCGGAGTCCTTTCAGAAGCAATCAGGAGAGTCCATTAATGGCTGCTTCTGAAGTATATGATTTTGTTTCTGTCGCTACTCCTGATTACAATGCGGAGATAGGCATATTACCGCAAGGAGAGATACAAGAGCAATCAGCGAAAAATCAGAAGGTTCATTATGGTGTCGATGGATCTGAAAAGGTTGTTTCATTTGAGAGCAATTTTATTTTTTACATCAGCATAGGATGGAAATCTTTATCGGAAGCTGATTCAGGCACTATTTTTGATTGGTATAATGACCCATTAAAAGCTAATGGGACTCAAAGATCATTCAAATATATATGGGGAGATGGCCACACTTATGTAGTCAGATTTGTTGATAAATTATCCAGGGTAGGACAATTGGTCAGTTTATATGGAATTTCTGGTGTTAAATTGAAAATATTGGGGAAGATATAATGGCTGCATCCGAAATATATGATTTTGTTGCAGCAGTCGCTCCCGATTATGACGAAGATATCGGGATAATTCCCCAAGGCTCAATATCAGAGGAGTCGATAAAAGGTCAGGCAATTCATTTTGGTCTTGACGGATCAGAAGAGAGGATTTCTTTTAACAATCAATCTACATTCTTTATAACTATTCAGTGGGATATTTTAACAGAGGCTGATGCCGGTACTATTTTTGATTGGTATAATGCTGTAGCGAAAGCAGATGGAATGAGGAGATCTTTCTTATATACTTTTGGTGATGGACACACTTACGTTGTGAAATTTGCTTCTGTATTATCAAGATCGGGATCAACACCAAGTCGGTACGGTATATCAGATGTTCGTCTAAGGATCATTGGGAAGGTTCCAGAAGCTCCTGCTGCTTGGGAGTATAGCAGGACGGCATCTTTATATTATTTTTTCAGGGTAAGGACTGACAATTTATATCATCTTGCAATGTACCCAAGTAGCTTAGGGGCAGATCGTATAATATGGGCCAAATCATACGCTCCAACTACTCGCTGGCCGAATCCCGGCAATCCTTATTATTTCAATTACAGTGATGGGTACACTTATTATCAAGGTGAATGGGTTGAGTTATATGATAGTTATAATTATTACAAGATTGGCAGAGTAATACAACCGGTAAGACCGCCTTTTGGAGGCTATGCATATTAATGGAATCTTTTTCTGTTAGACAGACTGCAGTAGTTGCATCAGCCAATAAAACAGTGTATTGGTTATTTCGTGTTACTGATAATCAAGCAGTCCCTGTTACATACTATTGGTCAACAGGAGAAGTGACCTCTTTTTTAGATTCCTCCATAAATGTTGGTGCGCAGGAATCACCTGGTGTTTATACCGGTTCAGAATGGGAATATCCTCACGAGTTTAGAATCATTAATTTCTCTGGTGTCACTTTAAGAAGAAACAAATCTGAATCAGGCATCCACGCACCAAATGATGTATCATTTTCAATTATCAATCCTACAGTTGGCGGAGTTCCCACTTACACATCTTCAAATTTCAAAGGTGGGACAGTCAGAATTGCATTAGTAGTTGATGAT